CCAAATTCCTGTGCTACTTCTGCCATTTGTATTTGTCCTACCCTAATTTCATGCTCAGTGCTAAAGTCTAAATCACGTACAAAATGAAGGTAATCATGCCAAAATCTGAACGCCCAATTATGGTGTGGCTTTAGATAGATGGTATTAACACTTGCACCTTTATATACTTTATAAGGCTGAACGTTACGTAGTGCGGCTTTAAAGCATTCTTTTACCGTGTCGAATGAATCAGGTGCATTGTCACACTCTTCATAGTTTACGCCCGTTATACGTGTCACGTGTTGCGCCTTACGTGTAACAAAGTCGCTTAAGCGTGTCCGTGCCATTAATAAATTGTTGGTTCTATTGCTTGCTGGTATTGTTGTCATAATAATAATTCCTTTATATAAGTTATTTAATTAAAGTAGACAAAGCCACTTGCTTCAATTCTGAGGTATCTTGTAAGCTATCAACATGACAGTTGATAGTGTGCCACTGTATCCATCCGTAATTGTCAATCGTGCCTCTTGTGTTGTCTAGTGTAAATGAGTGAGTCATAATGTATTCCCTTATATTGTTTGGCTTAACTAGCCCCTCAAGACACTGTTTAAACAATGCCTTGATAGATAGCTTTACCAGTCTCTACGCAATGCTTCGTACATCTCTTTAAAATCGATCGCACCTTGTTCTGCATGTATCTTTTTATTAAAGATGTGTGTTGATAGTGGTGTAAGCGCATCTTCGTTTGCGTATAAGTTTACAATGTATTTTACAGGGAGTGTATTTCTTTTTGTAACTTCAGTAATAATCATTTTTAAAACCTTTCGTTTGTAGAGGCTAAACCAGCCCATCAAGACACTGTTTAAACAATGCCTTGATAGATAGTTAAACAACCTGCATGGTTTCCGAACATACCCCACATATAGGTAGAGCAATCTCCGCCCACTTACGCGATGTTCTTACAACATAGCCACAAGTCCCACACTCACATTTTATCATGCGCGTGGTTTGCTTTTTCTGCTTAGTGTAATCAATTTTCGCGTGTGGATAGTCACCTAGCACGGCAATGACATTGGTTTGAAGATAGTCAATCAAAGTATCGGTTGATGTTGTGGCTGTCATCTTACCTGTTAAGCCTACAGCTATAGCACACTGTTTAAACACCTTGCCATGTCCCGCTTGATTGCCTACAACAGCATGTACCAATTCATGAACCAATACTCCCAACATCATTTGGTTATCGTCAACGGTTGGAGATATCATAATCTCGGTTGTATTATCATCAGATGCGGCTGGAGACCAGCATTGCCCAATGGTGCGTAGTTTAGCACCGAATGCCCCCTTGCTCGGCAGGCCACACGTCAAGCGTAGTTTGTCAGGCAAGTCATAACCAGCCTTAACGAACAAGCCAGCCAGTATGATATCACTTGCTTGGTTTAGATAATCTTCTCTGTTTAATATTTTCATCTTAATACCTTTCGTTTGTTGTGGTGTTGCTAGATATAACCATAAACCCCTATATTCGGGATGTCAAGCATTATCTTTACATTTATATATGTAGTTAGTTAGAATGCATAGTTATGTATGTATCCGTAGAAGTAGGCTTGCGTTAAGGGGGGTACAAGCCACGAACTCCTCGTCACCTATAGGATAGCATAGGGGGATAAAGGGGGATAAGTACATTATGGGGAGGACTTCTTCAAGTGGAGGAGGAGTACTTGGGGCAGTAGTATAGGATGGTGTGGATATATGTGTATGGAGGTAGCCACCCCAACCCTCACCTCTATGTAAACTGCTAGAGGTACCGAGAAACTCACCGAATAACAGGCTAGAACACCATATAACTAGGGGGGAGGGGGGAATTTTTCTACTCTATATATATAGTACCCACCTAAATACAAAATAGTAGCTTTTAGGGATTCCCCATAAACTCCAACGAATACAACGACTTAGCTAAAGTATAATATAAACTGTTAAAGGGGGGAGATTTGAATAACACGCTACCTCTAGCAACTACGTGTTATTCAGATAATATTAAACTAAATAAAAATAAAGCTTGACAAAGGATTAAAAGTATGGTATAATCTTATTTCTTTGTTAGTTAAGAGATTTTAGGTTTGTTTGGTTTTGTACTTTCTCTCTTACACCACCACTACTCCTTCTCTCTTAGTATGGTGAACCGAGGGAAGCTATTATCATTACAGAAAAAACTACTACTACACTAGAAACTCCTCCTCCTCTAACTACAGAAGAGGCTAATGCTTTACATGTAGCTAAGAATACAGAGAAGAGAAAGAAAAGAGGAAGACCTCGTAAAGCTGAATTAAAAAAGAAGGGCTCTGGTATTATCGGTAGACCTAAGGGGGATAACTCTGTCATCAATGAGTATAAAGCTCGTATGTTGGCTTCCCCTAAAAGTAGGAAGGTATTAGATACTATACTTAGTGCTGCTTTAGATGATGGACATAAACATCAGGCTGCTGCTTGGAAGATAGTCACTGATAGGATATTACCTGTTGGTCTGTTTGAGAAGGATGTTATGGGTGGTGGAGGTAGACCATCTGTTAACATTACTATTACTGGAGTAGGTGGTATTAGTAGTAACGATGATGGTAATATGGAAATAGTACAAGAAGAAGAAGAAGAAGAGATAGAAGAAGAAGCTATAGAAATAGAAGTAGGTGGTATTGATTCTTTTGAATACGGTGGAGCTAACGAATAACGATATGCCAGCAGAAAACATATATAGAATTAAAGAGGGTGATACCCTATCTGATTTATTCGGTCAGAACTGGCAGGAAGTAGCTGCCTTTAACGGTATTGATGACCCTACTAAACTGCAGGTAGGACAAGAGATTGACCTCAACTTATACGACTATTCGATAGTCCCACAAGGACAAGAAAGTCAAGAACAACAACTTAGTGGTGAGGAGAGTTTCTTATCGGGGGCTGCTGATTGGGCTACAAGTTTCTTTAGAGAAGTTGGTGCTGATGCTCGTGATGTCTATGAAGACTTATCAGCTAGCTCTATCGAGGATGATGATGTATACTCTTCGTTTACTAAAACACCTGCTTCATCTTTTCCAATACCAGAAGTGGAAGGAGAAGTTCCACCACAAGCTCCAGTAGTAACTCCAGAAGTAACTCCAGTCTACGACAGTGCAAAAACTGGCACGTTGTTTCCTATTGGTGGCGATATTGAAAACATTCAAGCTATACTAGGAGTAACAGTGGATGGTGTTGTAGGAAATGAGACCAGAGAGGCTTACTCTAAACTCTTTACTACAGACAATCTAGCAGCTATTCTAACAGCTGAAGGTGGAGATGATACAGGTGAGGGTATACAACATCAGGGTGCTGAGATAAAGGCAGCCCTAAACCCTACTCCGATACTACAGACCACTAGGTACGGTGTAGTAACACCTCATACATATGTGAAGAGAGAAAATGGTGAACTTGTAACTAAGACTGTAGCTGGCTTTCCTAAGGAGACGGGTGAGAGTGATAGAGCACACGCATTGAGGTATTATGAGACAAACGTAATACCTAAACTAAAAGTTATTAAAGGTATTGAACATGAACCTACTGCAGTAATGGAGGCGGTGACTAAATATATTTGGAATAAAGGTAAGCTACCTAGTTCTTTTGATTTAGCTAATGAGATTACTTCACAAGAAGGTCTGTTAGATATTACTACTTCTGGTGGACTACAACTAAATGGTGTAGTTAATAGAACTCTTGGAGAGTATAACGCTATTGCTGAGGTTAAAGGTTGGAGACAAGTGAACAAGATTAGAACTATTAGAGACCCTGATAACACTAGTAAGTTTAAGGTAGAATACTACGATAATACGGGATTAGTTCATGACGATGAAGAGTACAAGGGAAGAAATAGTGAATCCAACAGCAGATATGTAGCAGATAGGGAATATGATGTTGATAGTAATAATGAGATTGTTATAACGAGTAGTAGGGCAATACCCACATCTTGAGTAGCACAGACCTAAACATTAAGCTCCTACCATGGCAAGAAGAGGTATGGGCTAGTAAGACAAGATTTAAAGTGGTAGCCGCAGGTAGACGAACTGGTAAGTCCAGACTAGCTGCTTGGCTCCTTATCGTTAATGCACTACAGACAGGTAAGGGTAATGTATTTTACGTTGCTCCTACGCAAGGGCAGGCTAGGGATATTATTTGGCAGACTCTATTAGAGTTAGCTCATCCTGTTATAAAGACCAGTCATATTAACAATTTACAGATTACGTTAATCAATGGTGCTACTATTTCCCTAAAAGGAGCTGATAGACCAGAGACCATGCGTGGTGTTAGTTTGAAGTTCCTAGTGATGGACGAGTATGCAGATATGAAACCTGCAGTCTGGGAGCAGATTTTAAGGCCAGCCCTTGCCGACCAGAAGGGAGAAGCACTGTTTATCGGTACTCCTATGGGGAGAAATCACTTCTATGACTTGTATAAGTATGCAGACTTAGGAGAGGATGTAACGTATGAGGGCTGGCACTTTACTTCGTATGACAACCCTCTACTAGACCCAGAGGAGATTAACTTAGCAAAAAGCTCTATGTCTTCTTATGCGTTTAGACAAGAGTTCATGGCTTCTTTTGAAGCTATGGGTAGTGAGATATTTAAAGAAGAGTGGGTATCCTTTGAAGCAGAACCTCCAAAACATGGAGAGTACTATATCGCCATTGACTTGGCAGGCTTTGAAGAGGTAGGGAAAGCTAAGACAAAGCATAAAAGATTAGATAACACAGCCATCTCTATAGCTAAGGTGAATGAAGATGGTTGGTATGTAGAGGATATTATCTTCGGTAGGTGGACTTTTGATGAGACTGTCAATAGGATATTCAAAGCTGTTGCTAAGTACCAACCAATCTCTGTAGGTATTGAGAAAGGTATTGCTAGGCAAGCTGTGATGTCACCCCTTACAGACATGATGAAGAAGCAGGGTAGGTTCTTTAGAGTAGTAGAGTTAACTCACGGTAACAGAAAGAAAACAGATAGGATAGTATCTGCCTTACAAGGTAAGTTTGAACACGGAACTATCAAGCTAGCGGAAGGAGATTGGAACGCTGAGTTCTTAGATGAGCTGTTTCAATTCCCTAACCCTCTAGTGCATGATGACTTGATTGACTCTTTATCCTACATAGACCAGTTAGCTTTAGTGTCTTACGGATATGACTTTGAAGAAGATAACTACGAACCAATGGATATAACTGCTGGTTATTAATATAGATAGCTTAAGGGTGGGATAATGGAAGAACTGGACAATCTAGAATTAAATCAATGGGTGATGGAGAAGTGTGACTCTTGGAGAGACCACTACGAATCTAACTATAGAGGAGACCACGAAGAGTACTATAGACTCTGGAGAGGTATCTGGGCATCTAGTGACCAAGAGAGAAAGTCAGAACGTTCACGTATCATTACACCTGCATTACAACAGGCTGTAGAGTCTTCTGTTGCAGAAGTTGAAGAAGCAACCTTTGGTCGTGGTAAGTGGTTTGACCTACATGATGACTTCCAAGATAATGAAAAGATTGACATTGAGTTAGTTAAAAAACAATTAGAAGAAGACATGCAGTTCGCTAAAGCTAGAAGCTCTATCAGCGAAGTGTTAATCAATAGTGCTGTCTACGGTACAGGTATTGGTGAAGTCTACTTAGATGATGTAATTGAATACGTCCCTACTAGCCAACCAGTGATGGATGGTGCAATGCAAGCTGTAGGTGTTAACAAGAAAGAAAGGTTTATCGTTAAGTTAAGACCTATTCTTCCTCAAAACTTCTTAATCGACCCAGTAGCATCAAGCATTGAAGAGGCACTTGGTTGTGCTACAGATATGTTTGTACCTGCACATCAAGTACAGATTGATATTGATAATGGTATCTACCGAAATGTAGAGATTGAGACTACTTCTACAGACTCTAAATTAGAAGCAGACCAAGATACAAGTTATCAAGACGACAACAGAGTTCGTCTTACTAAATACTACGGCCTAATCCCTAAGCATCTATTTGAAGCTGAGATGGATAATGAAGAAGAAGAGGGTGAGTTAGAGTCCCTATTCCCTGACGAGGTTGGTAATGATGACTCCTATGTGGAGGCTATTGTTATTATTGCTAACGGGGAAACTATCTTAAAAGTAGAAGCTAACCCGTTTATGATGCAGGATAGACCTATCGTAGCCTTCCAATGGGATACAGTACCTAGTAAGTTCTGGGGCCGTGGTGTCTGTGAGAAGGGCTATAACAGTCAGAAAGCATTAGATACAGAGCTTAGAGCGCGTATTGATGCACTAGCTCTTACAGTACATCCTATGATGGCTATTGATGCTTCTCGTATGCCTAGAGGTGCTAAGTTTGATATTAAACCAGGTAAGACATTCCTTACGAATGGTAACCCTTCAGAAATCCTACAACCATTTAAGTTTGGTGCAGTAGACCAGATTACCTTTGCTCAAGGACAACAGCTACAGAACATGGTACAGCAAGCAACGGGTGCTGTAGATACTGTAGGCTTCCAAGGTGCGTTGAGTGGAGAGGCAACTGCTTCGGGTATCTCAATGGCACTGGGTGCTGTTATCAAGAGACATAAGAGAACTCTCTTAAACTTCCAAGAGAATTTCCTTATACCGTTTATCCACAAAGCAATTCACAGGTACATGCAGTTTGACCCTGAGACTTATCCAGTACAAGACTACAAGTTCATTGCTTCTAACTCTTTAGGTATTATTGCTAGAGAATATGAGGTCACACAGCTAGTACAGTTGCTACAGACTATGCCTGCGGATTCTCCAATGTATCCAATGTTAGTAGAGTCTATTGTAGAGTCTATGAACCTTACAAACAGAGAATCTATCTTGGCTACTATTAGAGCAGCTAATGCAGATACTCCTGAGAAACAACAAGCAGCTCAACAACAGCAGCAAGCACAACAACAACAGTTAATGCTTCAGCTACAACTAGCACAAGCTCAAGTACAGAAACTTCAAATAGAAGCAGCAGAGATTCAATCAAGAGTACAACAGAATAACGTTGAGACTCAGCTCTTACCTTTCGAGGAAGAGACAAGACGTATCGCTGCCATGTCTAAGAATACTCCTGTAGATGACTTTGAGAAAGCTGTTAAGATTGCTGAACTTAAAATTAAAGAAGAGGGCAACCTCATTAAAGCCGCAGATGTAGAGTCCAATGAAGTTATTGCACAAATGCAGATGATGGGCAGAAAGTAAAAAGAAATGAATCTAGAAGATGAGAAATACTATGAAACCTTTTTTGATTTGTTTGGTACAGATGGCTGGGAGCAATTTACAGCCACTATCAAAGAAAACTTAGAAGGGTTCAGTATAGAGGGTTTAGAAGATGAGAAACACTTGCGACATGTGCAGGGACAAATTTTCATTCTGAAGAACATCTCAAACTTCGAGACTAATACTCGAGCTTCTTACGACCAAATAATCTCCGAAGAACAGGAGAACGATTTTGCCTCGTAGGATGTTTGATTTTAGGTGCGAAGACTTCCACACAACTGAGCGTTTTATAGACACAACAATAAAGTCTGTAGAGTGTGAGGTTTGTGGGGAGAAAGCGGTGAGGATAATCTCTCCTGTTGCTTGTAAGTTAGATGCTATCTCTGGGGATTTTCCTGGGGAATCTATTAAGTGGGCAAGGAATCATGAGAGCGCTTCACGTATACACAATAATCCATAATACTTTTATAAGTACGGAGTTAACAAAATGGCAGCAAAATTTTTAGTTGAAGAGCAAGAAGCAGACCTTGAAACAGAAGAGGTTAGTAACACTAAGGAAACATTTGAGGATATGGAAGGGGACTCTGCACTAGAAGCAGACAATTCTCCTGAAGTAAATGAAGAGGTTTCAGAAGAAGAAGAAGCACCAAACCCAGCTTTGCAGAAATACTCAGGCAAATCTATTCCTGAAATTATTAGGATGCACCAAGAAGCTGAGAAGCATATCAGCAAACAAGGTAATGAGTTAGGTGACTTACGTAGTGTTATTGACAAGTATGTAAGGGATGATATTGCAGCAACAACCCACAAGAACAAGGAAAGCAAACCTAAGCAAGACGATTTAGATTTATTTGACAAACCAGAAGAGTATATCCAACGCTCAATTAACAACAGCGAGCAAGCAAAAGAGCTGAAGGAAATTAAGCAAGCCCTTAAACAACAGGACATTACTACTAAACTTACAGATAATCACCCTGATTATTTAGAAGTAGTAAATAATGAAGCCTTCGTTAATTGGGTTAAGGGTTCAAGAGTTAGACTAGAGTTATTTGAGAGAGCGCACTCAGGCTTTGACTATGATTCTGCTAATGAACTCTTATCAAATTGGAAAGAGAGACAACAAGTCATAAAAGACTCTACCCAAAATGAGGATGCCAGTAGGAAACAACAGCGTAAAGCTGCTTCCACGGGCTCTGCTACTGGCTCAGGTGAAACTAAATCAAGGAAACTGTACAGACGTTCTGATATTATTAATTTAATGCGAAATGACCCTGTCAGGTATCTAGAGTTATCCGATGAGATAACAAAGGCATACGCTGAGAAGAGGGTTAGGTAACACAACTTCTTAATTATAAAGGTATTTCAAAATGGCACTAGGAACTTCACACGTAACAACAACAACTGCAGCAACATTCATTCCAGAATTATGGAGTGATGAGATTGTAGCAGCCTATAAATCAAACTTGGTTTTAGCTAACCTTGTTAACCGCATGCCTATGACTGGTAAAAAGGGTGATACATTACACATCCCTAAACCAACTCGTGGTAGTGCTTCTGCAAAAGCAGCATCTACACAAGTATCACTAATCGCTGCTACTGAAGCTGACGTTGCTGTAACTATCAACAAGCATTACGAGTATTCTCGTTTAATTGAAGATATTGCAGAGGCTCAAGCTCTTGCATCATTACGTAAATTCTACACAGATGACGCTGGTTATGCCCTAGCTAAGCAAGTTGACAATGACTTGTTTGCTTTAGGTAAATCTTTCGGTAATGGCGATGGCTCAAGCTATGTACATAACAACTCTTTCTATGTTGATGCTGGTAATGGTCTTGCTGCTTATGCAGTCGATACTGTAGCTGCTACTGATGTATTCACTGACTTGGCACTACGTGCTGCTATTCAACAGTTAGATGACAATGATACACCTATGGACGGTCGTTTCTTAGTTATCCCACCTTCAGTACGTAACACTATTATGGGTATTGATAGATACCAATCTAGTGACTTCGTTGATGGTCGTGGTGTTCAGAATGGTAAAATTGGTTCACTATACGGTGTTGATGTATATGTATCAAGCAACTGTCCTGTAGTAGAAACTGCTGCTGCTAACACAGCTTCAGCTGTAGACACTCGTGGTGCTGTCTTAGGCCACAAAGATGCTCTAGTATTAGCTGAGCAACAAAGTGTTCGTTCACAAACTCAGTACAAACAAGAGTGGTTAGCAAATCTATTTACTTCTGATACTATCTATGGTACAGCAGTTCTTAGACCAGAGTCTGGTTTAATTATTGCAGTGCCTAACTAAGTAACATTTAGTAAACTAGTTTGGAGTGGGTGGGGAAACCTACCTGCTTCATCTTTATATCTTTAACAACTTCAAAAATAAGGTTACATATACATGGCAATTTATAGAGGTTCTGGTGGGTCTGGTGACTCATCCACAGATGTAACACGGGATGAAGTAGCTGGGTTTTCAACAGATGCTAAAAGGTATAGAGATGAAGCATTAGTCTCAGAAACAAGTGCAAGTGGTTCCGCAAGTACAGCAACAACTAAAGCAAGCGAAGCTACCACTAAGGCTTCAGAGGCCTCTACAAGCGCGTCTAACGCGTTAACTTCTGAAACCAATGCAAGTACCTCAGCTACGAACGCAAGTGCGTCAGAGAGCGCTGCAGGTACCTCAGAATCGAATGCAGCTACAAGCGAGTCAAACTCAAGTACCTCAGCAGGTACAGCTTCAACTCAAGCTGGCATTGCTACAACCAAGGCTGGGGAGGCAAGTACTTCAGCTTCTACAGCAACTACTCAAGCAGGTATCGCTACAACTAAAGCAAGTGAAGCAAGTACCTCAGAATCGAATGCAGCAGCAAGTGCAGCTGAACTAACAGCCTTAACCACAGCAACCACTACGGTAGCTGCTGGAGGCTCTTCTACCTCTAGCTACAGTTCAGGTACAGGGGTTCTAAGTTTAGGACTTCCTACAGGTGCTACAGGTGCTACAGGCTCTACAGGTGCTACAGGGGCTACAGGCTCTACAGGAGCTGACTCTACAGTAGCTGGCCCTACAGGCTCTACAGGTGCTACAGGGGCTACAGGCGCAGCTGGAGCTGATGGGGATACTCTACCTACACAAACAGGGAACACAGGGAAGTTCTTAACCACTGATGGTTCTGCTACCTCTTGGGGAGTTGTGGATGCACTTCCTGCACAAGCTACACACGCTGGTAAATACTTAGGTACTGACGGCTCTGCTGCCTCCTGGGGGACAATTGCAGGTGGAGGTCCTAGTCTAGGTACTGATAGCATTATTAGAACAAATGCACAAACTATCAGTGAAAATATAACAATACCGTCAGATACAAATGGGATGTCTATTGGTGATATTACAATTGCTGATACTTATACCGTGACGGTTGACGGCAGATGGGTGGTGATTTAATATGGCTTCTAATATAACAGTAGATACCTTAACAAAAGGGGCTGTGACTTTAAACACAGATGAGATTGTAGATACTAACTCAACTCAGGTCTGTAAGGCTTGGGTTAACTTTAATGGCTCTGGTACAGTAGCTATTCGAGGCAGTTACAATGTCAGTTCTATAACTGATAACGGAACTGGGGAATATACTGCAAACCTTACAGAGGTTATGAGTGATGTTAATTACTCCGTTATTGTTGCACATTCTGGATTAGGTGCTGCGGGAGCTGACCCTTCTGGGAATCGTATGATAGGGGTTAGTATTATATCTACCTCGGCAGTGCGAATGGAATGTAGGTCTATAACCAATGTCCTTGAGGATTACCCACAAATATTTGTATCGATTTTTAGATAAAAGGGAAACAAAATGACACAAAGAATTTTAATCACAAACGACAACGGTGCTTCTATTGGAGTCATCGTTCCTGCTTCACAACACACAGCTGAGTTCTGCATCAAGGATGTTCCAGTAGGTGATAAGTATAAGATTGTAGACGCTAATGACGTACCTTCTGACAGGACATTTAGAGATGCTTGGGAAGAAACTGATGTATCTGATTGGAAGGTGAAAGCGTAATGACTAGCTCAGTCGTATCAGATAACTTTGAAACGAGTACGGGTGGTCTCCCTACTCTAGGTGGGGATTCTGTAGAGACTAGGTTGTGTTCAGCTTGGGTAAACTTTAATGGTACGGGTACAGTTGCTATTAGAGATAGTTATAATGTTAGCTCTATTACTGATAATGGTGATGGGGATTATACGGTTAATTTTACTGTGGCTATGGCTAATAATAATTATGCCGCTACTGTCGCTGGTGGTGGGTCAAGCGCTTATCTGGGTGATGTTAAGACTGACTCAACAACATATACGAGGACGATTTCCGCGCTACCTATATTAACGTTTAATACTACTCCTGCCACCGCTGATGTAACTTCTATTAACGTAACAGTATTCGGAGGTAAATAATAATGAAACGTATTATATTCACAAACACTGATGGCGGCGTGTCAATCATAGTCCCGTAGCTTACGAAGTATAGTAATTTTTAGATAAGGAAACAAAATGACAATTACAGTAAATAATACCAAAGCAGCAGAGATTACAAAAGAGGCTATCAGAACCTACCGCAAGCCTTTACTAGAAGCACTTGATGTAGACTACACACGTGCCGTAGAAGTTGGTGGTGATACCTCAGCTATCGTAGCCAGCAAACAAACTCTAAGAGATATGACAGCTACTGCTGATGGTAAGAGTGTAGATGAGTTAAAGGCTATTGTTGAAGGGTTAGTCTAATGGCTAGTGAAATAAGAGGGAGTGATAACTTTGATTCTGCTACAGTGGGAATGCCTGTGGGTACGGTTATTGACTTTGCTGGCACTGCACCCCCTACTGGCTTTTTAACCTGCCCAATACGCGGATTTATTCACGGCTATTGGCACAACATGGGGTGTAGGTGATGGCTCAACAACTTTTGGATTGCCGTGGTTCGCGGCCAATTATGCAAGCGTTCAGGCTAATGCTAATGTAGGTACGGCAACTATTGGTGAAAATTTAGCACATACCCACACAACTAACATCTGGTGGGCTTCCGCAGGTGGCCTACCCTATGGAGAAGCTGCAGGTGTTTCTGGTTATACTAATCGAGGCTCATCTTCTAGCGGCGGGTCAGCCAACTTGGCCGCAGGTGTTCGCGTTCTTAAATGTATTAAATATTAGGATTGAAAATGAAAACAGTATACTTATATGATGCGGTCACAGGCTTTACTCTTGGTGAGTGGCAAGCACAGGAAAGCCCTTTGGAGGAAGGCGTTTTTATAACACCTGTATATTCAACCGATAAAGAACCGCCAGCAGAAGATAAAAAAATAGCCAAGTTTGATAAGGAAGAATGGGGACTACTACCCAACCTTAAAGGCGAAAGATACTGGTTAGCAGACGGCACTGAACAAGAAATTACAGAAGCTGGTATTGCCTTCCCTGATAATGCGTTATTAGAAAAACCAAAGCCAGCCCCTCTAACATACAAAGAACTACGAGCAAAAGCATACCCATCTCTAAAAGAGCAAGCTGATATGGCTTACTGGGACAGACAGAATGGCACAACTACTCTTGATGATGCTATTACTGCGGTTAAGACTAAATATCCAAAAGGTTAATCCTCAATGAACGAACACGACTGCGCGGTTATGGAAACTACACTTAAAGAACATACTAGAGACATCCAACACTTCTACAATAAACTAGATAGAATGGATGATGACTTGGACTCAATCAAGGCAAGCCTTAACCAGATTAAATGGTTAGCAACTGGTGGGCTAGCATTTTATGTAATAGATAACGTAGGTTTACTGGAGGTATTAACAAGATGATTTCTTTTATAGCAAACGTAGCCCCTATTCTTTTAGGCTTTCTAATGAAGCTATCAGCTATTAAGTCACAACAGGCTTCAGACGCACATAAGATGATGCTAGAGGCTATGACTGTTAAATCTAATATCATGGATAAGGCTAGAGGTCAATCGAACCGTGAGAGCCCTATGGCAGCCCTTAACAGACGTGTACTAATCTTTGTTATACTAGGTATGGTAGCAGTGTACCCACTAGCAGGACTCTTTGGGGTAGATACTACTATCCCTGTTGTTAAAGAGGGGTTCTCTTTCTTAGGGCTCTTTAAAGCTAGTGACACAATAGAGATGGTAAAGGTAGAGGGACTATATAAATTTGATGAGATATTCTCTTGGTGTTCTCTAATAGTAGAGTTCTACTTTGGTTCTCAAATAGCAAAAGCATCTTAATAAAAATAAACCTTGACAAACCTGTCTAAATATGATATAATATATATAGGAATTTAAATGACTCACTTAGAAATAGTAAACAAACTACTAATTAGATTAAGAGAAAGAACAGTTGGTACTGTATTAGAGACAACATACTCATCTCTTCTCTCTTATCTAGTTAATGATGCAAAGGAGCTAGTAGAGTCTACTTGGAATTGGTCTGCTTTACGTAATACTCTATCAGCTACTACCACAGAGGACATCTTTGCATACGAACTAAATGGTACTCAGAACAGCCTAACAGTCTTAGATGTTCTTAATGATACCGATAACTTCTTTATGGAATACAGGACTGCCCATGAGTTTAATAAACTCTTCCTAGCTACTACTCCTGAGAAGGGGTCTCCTAGGTTTTATAGTTTTAACGGTGTCTCTTCAGATGGGGATACAACAGTAGATGTTTATCCTATTCCTAACGGAGCCTATGACTTGAGGTTTAATATTGTACAAAGAAATCAAGAGTTAGTTGGAGACTCTGACAAACTTACTATTCCTAATAGACCAGTAGAGATGTTAGCATACGCTATGGCAATTGAAGAACGTGGTGAGGATGGTGGTGTATCTTCTAGCTCTGCTTTTAATAAAGCTCAACAAGTGCTAAGTGATGCAGTAGCTTTAGATGCAGCTAAGCACCCAGAAGAAACAGAGTGGTACTCAGTATGAGAGCAAGGTCCGTATTTAAAGCCTCTCTAGCTACTTCAAACGAAGTCCTCTATACAGTCCCTAACAACACTAATACTAAGTGGGTATCGTTATTTGTTGCTAACTCAGCAGGTACTACTACTAGTGGTGTGATTATTAAAGCTAATACTACTCGTAAGAATACAAGTAATGTTGATGTAGTGGAGGCTGTTGAGGTACTTGGCTCTAAGTCTTTAACAGCAGGTGAACATATCCTTTTAGGTAATAGTGACTTTGCATACCTAGAAGCAGGTGATACGATTGAGGGGAGTGCTGCTGCTACTGGCGTGGGTGTTATCCTTACCTTAGAAGAAACTACTGGAATAGTGAGTACACGATAATTATGGCTAAACCATTACAACCAATGACATTAGAAGCTCCAGGCTTTCTTGGGTTAAACACTCAAGACTCAGGAGTTACCTTGCAAGAAGGTTTTGCACTACATGCTGATAACTGTTTAATAGATAAGTACGGTAGACTAGGCTCTCGTAAAGGTTGGGCTTATCGTACTAGTAAAAGAGACACAGTAGTTGGAGACAACGTAGGGTTAAACCTATTAGGGGCTCACAGCTTTCTAGACCTTGCAGGGACAAACACTTACCTATCTTGGAATAGCACCCTACTGTTTAAGGGATATGAAGATTTAGTAACACTTACACCTTCTACCACAGACACAGTAGTTGCAGGTGGTTGGCAAGCTGCTACCTTAAACGATAGTGCGTACTTCTTCCAGAGAGATTATAAACCCCTATACTATACAAATGAAACAACTGCTAGTGAATTTAAATCTATCGATACTAAAATTGGCTTTACTGGAGCTGCTCCAAAAGCTAATGCCGTTCTTTCCGCTTATGGAAGGTTGTGGGCTGCTGATACCTCGACTAATAAGACTACTGTATACTTTTCAGATTTACTAGATGGCTCTAAGTGGGGTTCTGGTAGTGCTGGCTCCCTTAACATAGCAGGTACGTTTAGTACCAACAGTGATACTATCGTAGGTCTAGGCGCACATAACGGTGCTTTGATAATATTCTGTAAGAACTCTATTGTTATATTTAAAGATAATGATTCCTTCCAAGGTAGCTTTGACGTAACTACACTTCAGTTAGTAGAGACTATTGAGGGTATCGGATGTATCTCTAGGGATAGTATACAAAGTACAGGTACTGACATCTTATTCTTATCTAGTACAGGGGTTAGGAGTTTAGGTAGGACTATTCAAGAGAAGTCCCAACCACTACGAGATATATCTAAGAATGTGAGGGATGACCTAGCAACATTGGTAGACAATACTGCTGACCCACAAAGTATAAAAGCTGTCTACTCTCCAACTTCAGCCTTCTACTTACTAGCCTTTCCTAGCTCTAAGGCTGTGTACTGTTTTAATACTAAGGCTACCCTTGAGGATGGTTCATACAGAGTCACCACTTGGAATAACACAACCCATACTTCATACTTATATGACAACCTTAACAAGAGGTTATTGACTACACAAGCAAATGGTATAGCAGAGTACTTTGGCTACCAAGATAATGGTGTGGGATATAGATTTAGTTACTTTACTAACCACTCAGACTTAGGTCAAAGTGCTAACACTAAAGTTGTTAAGAGAGTAGGTACTACCTTGATTGCTCCAGAAGGTCAAACCTTTGTTGTTAAGGTAGGTGTAGACTACTCTGAGAACTACACCTCATACCCTTTTGTCCTTTCAACAACTGGTACTATTTATGAGTACAGTTCAACAGAGTATGATATTGCAGAGTATAGTGGTGGTACGAGGATAGAGAATGTGAAAGCTCCAGCAGGAGGTAGTGGTGTTGTACTACAAGCTGGTATTGAATCAGAGATTAATGGTGCGCCATTCAGTGTGCAGCGATTAGATGTTTATGTTAAATTAGGTAGGGTAATCTAAATATGTCAAATTATATAAAAAGTACGGATTTTGCAGTAAAGGATGGGTTACTTACAGGGAACCCTTTAAAGATTGTCAGTGGTACAGAGATTAATGATGAGTACAATGCTATTCAAACTGCTGTAGGAACAAAGGCAGACACCTTATCCCCTACACTGACAGGAGTTCCACTATCCCCAACAGCAACAGTAGGCACTAACTCAGCTCAATTAGCTACAACTGCTTTTGTAACTACTGCACTTACTAACTATAACTCTGTGGTAGAAACTTTATTACAAGCCTTATACCCAGTAGGTACAATATACACTAACGCTACTAGTGGCACTAACCCAGCAACCTTAGTAGGGTTTGGTACGTGGGAAGCCTTTGGTACTGGGAGGGTGTTAGTTGGGCTTGACAGTAGTAATACTCTTATGGATGGAGTAGAGGAAACTGGGGGTAGTGCTGATTCTGTTGTTGTTAGTCATTCTCACACTGCAACTGTATCAGACCCTGGGCATACTCATGTAATATCTAGAATATTTGTTGAGTCGGGAATTAATGCTTTTGACTACGGAGGCGGGCTTGTAGGAACTTCAGTAAACACAGAGTCATCGGCTACAGGTATAACGGTAGCTAACAGCACTACTGGCTCAAGTGGCACTAATGCTAACCTACAACCATTTATTACTGTATACTACTGGAAGCGAACAGCCTAAATGGAAATAACCTACATACGCCCAACAGATTTAGATAGTATCTGGACTAAAGTAAAACCTTTTATGGAAGTGGCTGCTGAGTATACTTACGGTAGATTCACAACTAATGATATTAGAACAGAGTATAAAAAGGGTAGCCAGCAGTTCTGGTTAGCTCATGAGGGGGAAGAGGTGTTAGGCTTCTCTATCACAGAGGTAATGGACTACCCTCAGACTAGAGCCTTAATCATGCACTTCACAGGGGGTAAAGATTTACCTTTGTGGAAAGCACCTATGCTAAAAGATATACAAGAGTTCGCAAAGACTAACGGTTGTGACATCATAGAGTCTTACGGTAGGGTTGGTTGGGGTAAAGTATTTAAGGAAGATGGATACAAATCCAGATTTACGTTTTATGAATTGCCAGTGGAGAGATAAGAACATGAAGATTAAAGAACTATTAGTAGATTTATTAGAGCCCTTTTACTATGAGACATTTATGCCTTGGTTTGAAAATAGTGGTTTTATCTTATATGGTGGTGGTGGTAAGGGCAAGAAGCCTAGAGCTGCTGCCCCCCTAGCTGGTGTGGAGTTTAAGCCCTATGCCTTAACAACCTCCACAGGAACTACTACTGGTGCAACAACTCCTGGTGGTGGCTTTGGTGCGGATGTAGAACTTGACCCTACCATAGCAGCGTTAGGACAAGCTGGGTACGAAGGGGCTCTAGGACTCCAGCCAGACTTACTAGCAGCTATCAAGGATAGACCAGACGACTTTGCGTTTGACTATGACCCTAGAGCTGCTGCTAAAGAATATTATACAGAACAGGCTGGACTACTAGAACCTCAGTTTGCACAACAAAGACAAGACCTCAAGAATGACCTCTTCGGTAGTGGTCGTATGGGGTTAATGTTGTCTGGTAGTAGTGTTGGTGCTGGTGAAGGTGGTATGGTTAGTCCTGATGCTTTCGGGTTAGGTAGAGCTCAATCTCAAACCTTAGCTGGTATTAGTGCTGACTCTAGACAGAGAGCCTTAGCTGAACAACAAGGTTTGTTTGGCATTGCTAGTGGAGCTTACGGTATGAATCAAGGCGCACAGCAACAGTACCTACAAAACCTACAAGGTGGTAGTGCTGGTCTAATGGGTCAAGGTGCTGGTATCTCAGAACTAGAAATGAATCTGATTAACCAAGGTCTCTCTATCGAGCAAGCTAGGTCTGGAGCTTTATCAAACTCTGCTATGGCAGGTGCACAACTAGCTCAAGCTACCCCACAGAAAAGGGGTAAGGGTGGTGGTCTCTTAGGGGCTGCTGCTTCTTTAGGTAGTGCCTATATGATGGGACCAGCAGCACCAGTAGGACCGTGATGGTTACCTTCAAGTGGATTATGAGTTATTAGGGAGTAAATAATTATGGCTAGACAAACCGTACAAGATATACTTAGAGCACAAAGAGAGTCAAGAGATAGGCAATATGGGGCACTGCAAAATTCTTACCAACGAAACCTTGCTATGGGTAATGAGTATGCAGACCAAGATTACGCATTGCAAACATTAGCAACTGCCTTAGGTAATAAGTTAGCTGGTAAGTACAAGAGTGAGTCTCCAGAGATGACAGCAGCTAGGGCAAATGATGCAGAAGATATTGCTAAAAAAGATTTAGATGCCAGTATAAAGAGAGAGATGTTTATTTATAAAAACTCTCAGGATTTGCTAGGGGAGTATGACCCAACCAAGGCTGGTGTGGTAGGGGAACACTATGATAGAATACTAAATGGTATTAGTAGTAATACTGTGGGAGAAGGAGAAGGTGCAGCCCCTCCTGAAAGTGTGCTAACAGCAGGTCCAGGTACATTTAACCAAGACCCTACAATCCCTCAGCAGGTAGAGGGTGCTGACGTATTCACTAGTGGTATTACAACACCTCCTGCAGAAACTAATAAAGCAGAGAGAGATGCGTGGCTTAGGAAGTCAAGACCTGGTGACCCTTTTAGAGTTAACTCAGTTAGAGGCACTGCAGTAGAAAAAGACAAACAGCTCTGGCAGTTGTATAGGGAGTCTCTTGGCACCAGCAACCGTCCTGTATTCAAATAAATAAGGTAACACACACACACTATGACAACTTTGTATCAGAAGCAAGACGATGGAAAGATAGCCACCTTTGATGGGGACTCTAAAGAGTTCTTATCCTTTGTGGATGAGTTACCTCAAGGCACGGCATACACTCCCCCTACGGAAGCAGCAGGTCCCTCTGGTGGGGACATAGCTAAAGGCCTAGCTGCTGAAATTGCTATTGGAGCAGGGGCACAGGTTGCGGGGGCTGCTACTGGTATCGGCTACCTTCCTATTGCATTTGCTGGTGGTGTTGCAGGTAACATCGCAGCACAAGAGATAGAGGGTGCTGAAGGCATTTCTTGGGGTAGGGCCTTAGTAGCGGGTGCTGCTAACTTAATACCTGCTAGCAAGGCTTTACAGGGCATTGGGAAGGGTACTGTTATAACTAAGCAGTTAATAGCTGAAGCTGCTAAGGACCAAGCGTTTAAAGGTGCTGTCATTGGTGTTAGTGATACTACAGCTCGTGCTACGATAGATGAGGATAGGATGCCTACACCTCAAGAGTTATTGACAGGTGGGTTAGCTGGTGCTACATTCGGTGGGGTGTTAGGTGGTGTATCCCCTAAAGTCTCTAAATCAATTAGTGGTATGTTTGCCTCTAAGGTTGGTAAAAAGATAGAGGGTAAGACACCAGCAGAGATTGATGAGTTAGTTAAGAAGGGTGTCATTACTCGTGAGGAGTTGTCTGAGTTAACTGACATGCCTCTAAAAGATGTAGCTAAGAAAACAGTATTAGCAGACGAAGCTAAGGAAGTTGCTGAGGCTGAAGAGTTACTAAGGAAAGAGTCTGGTGGACTAAACTGGTTCCAGAAGACTTTTGCAAAGTGGACTCCATCTATTACTCTTGGTAAAGAAGTTCAGAATTTAATTATCAAACACTCTAACCTTACTACAGGTAACATAGCTGCTGCATCTAGGATAGAGAGAAGTGTATCAACAGCTATCGAGAAGAACCCAACCCTACTACCTAGTGTAAATCAGTACCTAGACACAGGTGTTATGGATAGCTCCTTAAAAGGAACTCTATTAGAGACAGACTTAAAGTTCTATGACAAGCTAAGGTCTGAATCACAACTATCTTTGATAGACCAACTAGATGAGAATAGCTTTCTTAAGATGACTCGAGAGGAGACACAGGCCTTAAGTAAGATAGTACAAGATAGCTACAAGAATAAGAACTACAACACTAGAGAGTATAAAATGTTTACGGATAGTAAATATGAACCTAGTGCACAACAGAGAGCGGCTGCGGTTGAAGAGATTGCAGAGAAAGAAATGCTAAAGGGTAATGTAAAGAGGGCAGAGGCTACAGAGATAGCAACTAAGAAAGTACAATCCCTATTAGATAGTAGTGCTTTTGCTAGGTCTGTAAGTGGTGATAACAAGAACAAAGCTTTAGAAGGTGTATTTAGGAAACGTGCAGATGTTGGAGAGGCAGAGAGAGAATTCCTTGGAGAGATTACAGAACCAGGTGAGAGGATTAGAGGTACTCTAAGTTCTTTAACTAGGATTGTAGAGAGGAACTCTGGGGATATTGCCATTGCTAAGACACTAGAGAAAGCAGGTCTAGCTACCGCTGAGAAGGGTGCACCAGCTCATTGGATACCTTTAGTAGTTAGAGGGAACTTAGACACAGGTCTACATGTACCTCCTGCTATCAACCAAGCTCTGATTAAGGACTACCTTACTAAAGAACAAAGACCTGCTAACGAACTCTTAGACATGATACAAGACTTCTGGTTTGCTGGTACTGGTGCTGCTAAGGCAACTAAGGTTCTATTTAACCCATCCTCTTACGGAGTGAATGCGTATGGTGGTATGGCTACTATGCTAGGTATGGGTGTTGTACCTAATAGAGCTTACTTCAAAGGTCTTAAGTTAGCACTGTCTGAATTTAATATAGTAGAAGACTTAGCTAGTGGTGGTAGCCCAGCAGCTAGGAAAGCTATGCTTACTGACATGAGGGACATGGAAAGGTTTGGTCTGTCTAATGCTAATATCTTAGTATCTGATGTTAGGGATACGTTAGATGCTGGTAAGATTTCTACAGCACTCTCTGATAAACTAACCCCTGTAGGTAAAGTCTACTCTGCTACGGATACTGCTGCTAGATACCAAGTGTGGGTTCATAATAGGGCAGTAGTAGGCAAGCTGTTCCCTGATATGGATAGTGAAGGTATTAAACAAAGAGCTGCTGACTTAACAAATGATACATTCCAGAACTATGCTAGGTTGAATGACTCAGCTAAGACTCTTTCTCGTATAGGTGTTATGCCACAGTTTGCTTCTTTTACTTTAGAGTTTGCTAGAAACATTACAAACCAAGTAAAGGTATCAAAGCAGATGATGATGGGTACGTTTGGAAAAGAGTTAGGGATTACAAACCAACCTAACATCGCTGCTATGAAGTTAGAAGGAGCTAAACGTATGGCTTCACTAACAGCAGTAGTAGGTGCAACGGAAGCAGGAAGAAGAGCGTGGAATGAAGAGCAGGGTGTTACTGAGGACAAAGAGAAATTATTAACTAACCTTGTCGTAGCTCCTTGGGATAAGGGCAAGTCTCTTAGCTTTAAGATGAGTGAGGATGGTAAGACTGGTGAGTATATGAACTTATCCTACCTTTCTCCACATGCTATGATAGCAGACCTTATTAACGCTGGCCTAGGGGAAGACCCTGCAGGAGACATTGCAGAAGGTCTGTCTGAGTATTTTATAGGTGAGGGTTCTTTCCTACTACAAGAAGCCTCTAGAGGCTTAGCAAACAGGGATGAGTATGGTAGAACTATCTCTAACTCTCCAGATAAACTAGTGAATGCTCGTAAGAGAGTTGCTCACACCCTCTATGAGATACTTGAGCCTGGAGTCTTTAGGGAGTTTGAGAGGGGCTTAGACCCAGAGTTTACTAGAGAAGAGATGGCTTTAAGGTTAGTAGGTATTAGAAATAATAAGTTTAATATTGAGGAACGTTCAGTACAAACTGTTAGGTCTAACATCTTTGCTGGTAGAGACTCTTTTAGAGCGTATAACTCTATGCGGAACAAGGGGGATGATAGCCCACAGGCAATGGCTAAAGCATACGAGGAAGCTTCAGCTGACTATACTGCCAACATGAAGAATACCCTAGAGAATATAGGTAGTATGAGAGCATTAGGTTATGACCAAGATAAAATAATTGGTATCTTGAAAGAAGCTGGTACAAAAGGTTCTGATATACTAAGTTTGTTAGAAGGTAGAATCAATATCCCTGCCCCTGATAAAGAACCAACTACTGCTGACATCTTTACTGAGTTAGGGTTAGACACTGCTACTCCTAAAGAGTTTAGTAAGAAGGTGGGGGAAGTCTTTAAGACAGATGCGAACCTAGCTAAAGCTTTAAGGGATAGGTACGTAGCTAATAGGAAAGCTAAAGTGAGAGGGGTCTCTGCTTATGATACTGTAGTCAAGGGGTTGTCTCTTGAAGAGAGAGCTGAGTATGCTATTAAGACAATAGGAAACAATCCAAAGGTACTGAACGAACTCTTTAAGAAAGGGATTGTAACTAAAGGTGTTATGATTAAAATGAGAGAGATGGGTTACAACAGTAAGGGTAACTACAAATAAAAAGAAGAGAAGAAAAAAGGGGCAATTAAGCCCCCTTCTCTATTCTATTTTAAATATATAATACACTACTCTCACAATGACGAAGTCTAATGTCATAATGAATGTAATGTCTTGTGAGGGGGTGGATGGAAACTCAACCCCCAACCCCATTCCTGGAATCCAACTCCATGACATACCGTGACATTTCATTATCTATTCCTCCCTTAGTTATACTTCACAAGACTTACCTGAGCAGGCAAGGTTATCTTTAGCTTCTGTATTATCCTCTCCTTCTATTACTTCTGTCAAGTCTATCTTAGCTAACTGCTCATACATTAGATGATACTCTTCTTCTGTACAATCTGTGAAGGGTGCTTGCTGATATGTTCCCCCGTTGTATGGTAGTACAGAAATACCTGTATACTCTTCTCGGTTATCCCACATCCACTGTCCACACTCTTCCCACTCATCATCCTTCAAGGAGATAGTACAACTTACATTGTGTGTGTTATCCCCTTTGTTATGACCATTGCCAACCCACTCCTGATTAAATCTCCGTACTCGTTCTAGTAAGTCTTTGTAGCTCTCAGTCCTTAACATAGCCCCTTTAGGTGCTTTCTGTGGGAAGCTCATGACTGCTTCTAAGTGAGGCTTATGAACACAGTCTTCAATTAGGTCTGGTACTTTAGACTTCATGTAGGCATATAGTGGCTCGTTCTTACCAACACGCATACGACGAATATAATAGTCATTATGCCAAGCGTGTATGCCACTGCTTGAACCCAAGACCAGTGAGGTAGTTCCCGCAGGTTTAACAGTAGTAATCCGATAACTGATATTAATACCAATAAGGTTAGCAACACGGGCGTTCTCCTCTTTAGCTATTTCTGCAGACTCTTTCAGGTCTAACTTTAGTACAGCTCCACTTCCAATCCCAGTCATAGACACACCTAGTAGGCCTTCTCTCTCTGTTGTCTCTTTCCATACAGAGCGAAGGTAGTGGAAGTCTGTGTACCCAGCTTGTAGTGTACCAAGTAAGGTTGCAGCTTTTACACGAGCGTTTAGTTCCTCTTGTTTTGTTACATCACTTACGTTTACTTCTACTAGGTTACAATATTGGTTAGGCATTAGGGCAATCTCACAGCAAGGGTTACTACCCATGTCATAGTTGTTAGTCCAGAACACACCTGGCTCACCACTACCTGAGTCTTCTACCTTCTTCCAGATATCCTTCCACTCATCCTCAGTGGTATCATCTCGGTGTAACACCACAGAGTTGTTAGCTCTACCACGTTGAGGGTTTAACTCCCACCAAGCTCCTGCCTTAGCTGATAGCATATCTAAGTCATCTTTATCAAACAGACTAATCAAAGCTGCTCTACGTATACCACCAGTTAATACTGCATCTGCAATGTGACAAATCATATCATGTACTTCTAGTGGTTGTAGTTTTCTACCCACTGCATCATTAAGTACACTACGTAACTTATCTAAGCAGATACGTAATGGGTCTGGTCCAGGAGCTTTACCACCACTTGTTACTAACCTAGCACCCTTATGTCTAATGTCTCGGAAGTCAAACTGTGGGTCACTCTTACCTTTAGTGTATGCCTTGATTAGCACTTTAACGGCATCTGCCCAGCCTTCAATTGAATCCCCTACTAAGAACCTACGTTGACGCTCTAGAGGCCCTACAATGGTTGGTAGCTGCTCTGTGTGACGCTTCTGTACTGAGTAGCCTACACCACTACCACCTAGTAGATTAAACATAGTCTCACTGAAGACAGCAGGGTGGTCTACTGGTGAGAAGGCACAGTTAAACATACGGTTGTTGCTCAACTCAATAGGTCTTCCACCAAATTGTAAGCTACGCATAGAAGGTAGTATTTGTTTGGCGTATACATACTTGTAAGCAGAGACTATCTCCCCTTTAAAGTCTGGGTACTTACGTACATGCATGTCAAGGTTACGGTCTACTAACTCTGCCCATGTCTCTCTACGTTCAAGACCATCTACATACTTTGCGTACTTGTTGAAGACTGTAATGTTTGATAACAGTTCTTGTGAATTATCCATTGCGTGTTTCCTTGTTAGTTTGTAATTGTATAAATTGATTGGGGGGAATGTGTCTACCCAAGCTTTCACTCTCGTAGGTCTCCAATCATCTTATCTATATAGTGTCTAGCTTTCTCTAGGTCTTGCTTCTTATTATCTTTATCTCGTAGTAGGTACTTCAGGGCGTTACCTGCATAGAACCCTAGTTTATACTCATCTACAATATCCCAAGGTTGGATGGTGTACTTCTTGTAATGGTCACCACCTACTTGTATATCTTTAAAAGCCTTAGCTACTACTTCCTTTGTCTTCTCTGTCATTTTTATCTTCCTTACTTTGTCTAGGAACCAGTCTGGGTTGTTAGTCCTGTCGTGCATACTTATCCTCCAAGTATCTAATACTAATAGGCATCTCATCGAAGCTACCATTCTCTACTTCATTCAATGTCCAGATTCCTTTCCAAGAACCGTTTCCTTGATACCCTAAGTAGCTCTCATCGTGTTGGTAGAAGATACCTGCAAACAATCCCGTTAATCTAACCCCATCACCACGCTTACCAAAGGCTATGTCTCTATCCTGAACATGCCCCATAATACAGCTCATCATCTTCTTAGTTAGTAAAGCTCTTGCACTGGCTACTGGTCTACCCATTACACCTGAAGTGAAGTAGTGGGCAAAAGCTACACCCTCTAAGATGACTGGCTCTAGAAAGTCATACACTTCCCAATCACTTAAGTTTAAATCTTTAAAACCAATGACATCCTCTAGGATAGCATCATACTCTACTGCCCGTTTGATACGCTCCTCATGGTTACCCATACAGTATACTAACCTTGGTGTCCACTGCTTCTTCTTACCTCGCTTCAACCTCTTCATTTCTTTCTTGATAGGCTCTAGTAGTATGTCCATTGCTTCATTACCTGAGCTTATGTCATCCTTATAACGCCTACCCTCAAAGGACTTCTTGCCTTTGTCATAAGAGGAGAGGCTAGGCATATCCCAATGGTCACCAATATGTACAATGTAATCTGGCTTAAGCTCTGCTATGTACTCACCAGCCCACCTGAGATGGTCCATTGGTACACCCAACTTAACTTGTGTATCTGGTATTACTATAATTCGTTTACTCATAGCCTAATCCTTTCTAAAAACAAGTGGTGGTGCAACTTGCACCAAAGCAGCAAGTGGTACACATAACCACCTTACCACTAGGGTCGATGAAAGTGTTAGAAGTACACACTGCATACGCACTTAGTGATGTTACAAGTAAAGCTGTTGCGATTAATAATCTTTTCATTGTACTACTCCTTATTTATAATTAAACATTCCGCTTTTACATTCTCGGAGATAGTTTCTTGTACCAAACTATCATACATAAAATAGTAGCTGAAATTCTTAGTCGCCCAAAAACACAAATATGCAAACCCACAAAATAAACATATTGACACTAACACCGAAATACTTTTTTTTAAAACATTCATTTTACTATTCCTTTCCAACCTGTGTCAAATTGTCACGGGTTAAAGATACCCAAACCAATTCCTTAAAAATTCCTATAGGTAGTACATACCCATACTGATTATTGTTCTTCGTGTTGACTAAGTTAATAACCACAGTACCATCTTTCTCTATTGAAAAACAACCCTCTGCCCTTTGCTTAATATTTACATCCTCAGCATAAGCTTGGAACAGAAATACATTAGGGGGTGGGTCATACATAGTACATGGGGTGGTTGTTAGTGTAAGGAACACCCCTTTTGTTACCTCAGTTACTACCTCCTGAGGTGCTGCGTTAGCTGTCACTACTGTCATGAGGCCTACTAAAGTTAAAGCTATCGGATTAATCATAGTCTTCTCCATACTCATCTTTAAAGTCTTTCTCAAAAGCCCTGAAGGAATGTTCTAACTCACCTTGGTCCTCTTCAAAGTCTAACTCCTTAACTCCGTAGTCTTCGTCAACATGTTCAGCCATGATAGCATCTTTAATCAACCCTTTTAGTCTAAGGTCATTTAGTAAATCAATAACCTCTGTTATGGTCATTACCATAGGCTCCCCACAATCAGAACAAACCCTCTGGTAATCTACTACCTCAAACTCAGGCCCTTCTGCACCGCAAGAATAACAAATTAAACTTTCTTCACTCATAGCATCCACTCCTTCGGAATCTCACCAACACAATATTTAATATCCCTCTTGTTGCACCAATCACTGTATCTCTGCTTCTTTAGTTTGGTAGTCCATCCATCTGATTGGAACACCATTCTAATATCTACGTCTGGGTTACAAGCAATTACTGATTCCATCTTTGTTCTGTCACTAGGTTTGAACCAACCCTTTGCTTCTAGGTAAATGCCACTAGGCAACCTGAAGTCTGTAAGGTACGTTGCATACTGCAAGATGTTAACACCACCACAACCTTGACATACCATTTCCCTACTAGTCCTCTTACGATACTTTAAAGTGGTACACTCATATGTAAATCCCTCTGGTAAGGTGAGAGCTAAGCGAGTCTCAAGCTTACTTCGGTATCTGTTACTTTTCTGCTTCATTAGCGTACCCTTCTATGTTCATTGGCATTAGTGTATCTTTTTGAATCATCCACAAGAGCTGAGTGTTCTGTACCATTCTAGTAAACCACCCATCACCAAAGAACTCTTCATACTTCTCTTCTACTAACTTATCCCAGTCTTCTCTTTTGGTTTCGTCCAACAGCTTCTCTGCTTTCTTAGGACCAATACCCTTAATTCCTGGAATGTTATCTACCTTATCTCCCATCAACATCTGCTTGTAGAAGAACTTAGTACCCCCTTCTGGTGTTACTGTTTGCCACTCTTTCTTAACGTAGTTGTAATGCCACCCAGCCACCATCAATAAGTCTTTATCTATTGTAGCTATTGCTGTCTCGTTTGTTTGGTGTTCAGCTAGTGCATCATCAGCTTCTTTCCCATCTACAATCTCAGTGTTATAGTTCTTCTCTAGATAATCTCTTATTGCTTGATAGTGTACTGGCTTACTCACACCCTTTCTATTAGCCTTGTACTCAGAATCTATTGTATACCTAAAGTTATCCTTTCCTGTCAGAAACCCTACATACTCATCAGGTCCCGTATCATTCAATAGGGAAGTCATAAACCTCTTTACAGTGTACAAAGCATAGCGCACTGGTTCTGCTTCTATCTCCCCATCTGGCATCTTATGTTGTGTAGCAAACCCTACTCTATATACTATAGGGTCTAAGTCTATTAATAGTTTCATATAGTCTTACCTTTCTTGGTGCGCCCAGCAGGAATCGAACCTGCAACCCCCAGCTTAGAAGGCTGGTGCTCTATCCGATTGAGCTATAGGCGCAATCCCTATTAGGAGAAGTCTGGAGCTGTGTCCTCTTCACCAGAAGCTCGGTTGTTATCTACACACCAGCGAGGTAAGCCATACATAGCCTTCTGTGCTGGGTTGTTCTCATCATCTACATCACCAGTACACCCATCAGTAATACCACCTTCTGCTACATCCTTCTGATACTTCTC